CGAAAAGCTGCGGCAGCACCTCGTAAATCGAGAAGCAGTTGAACTGTTCGAGCCAGTCATCCGGGCTGTCGGGAACATTCTCCGGATCGGCGTGCTTTGCCATCGTCCATGCGATATTCTCGAATACCTCAAGGCTCTCGATGCCGAGACCGGAATCCTGCTCATCGCTCTCATCCACAGAGTCCTTCAGCGCCGCAAAGTCCTTGAAGATGTCCTTGCGGAACTTGGCGCGGTAAAGGCGAGGCAGGGTTGCGCTCGCCTTGAAAGGAACCTCGATACCGTCAACAGTGATGATTTTCTTGATAGCCATATTCTTTCCTCCGAATCAGTCAGTAGTGGTTGCTGCGGCTGTGCTGCCGCCCTTTGCGGTACTTGCGGAACGGGTACCGGTGCTGTTGTTGGTGGTTGCCGCAGTCGGGATATACACGGTGCCGTACCAGTTATCATAAGTCGTCTGGTCGGTGCTTTCACAGGTCTTGCCCTTCACCAGACCGGAAGGCAGCGCAGTAGCCTTCAGCGACAGTGTCTCCGTCTTGACCTCAGTGGACTCCTCCGTGGTGGAGCTTTCAGTCGAGGGGCGGGATGCCGAACAGCAGTACAGCACATGACGGATGTGATTCTTATCGCCGTTGAACTCAAAGAGAAGTGCAAACTGTGCGGATTCTGCATCGTTGCGCTCCACAAGAACGCCCTTGCTGTCGAGCTGCTCGCCGAGGATCGCCGTAGCAAAATCCGTGGTGATAAGTGCGACCTCCAGATCGCCCTCGTAGCCCGCATTGTTGTTGATGACGTAGTACACGCCGTTATCGGCAAAAAAGTTCTCATTCTCGCCGTTGGCATCGATAGAAAGCGATACCGCACCGGGCAGGCGTACAGGTGTTGCGAATGTCGGGACACCCTCATCACTCCATGCCGTGATCTTTGCCCAGTGAACCTTGTTCAGACCGAACTTTACCTTGTTTTTCTGAAGTGCCATTTTTCATACCTCCATGATATAGAGGACTTCATAGAGCCGTTCTGACTCAATCCATACCTCAGATTTTGTGTAATAAATGTTGTGCTGCAAGAGTACCTCTTCCACACGCTGCTCTGTGTCCGGCGATTTTTCATCCGTATACAACTCAATGTGCAGCTCTTTGAAGCTGTGGTACATGAGATTATCTGCGGAGAATGTGTCCTCGCCGGGAGACAGGAACAGTGTAAACGGAGGTGCAGGGCTTTCACCCTCTGCGAAGTGATGATACGCAAAAGGCAAGCCGATCTCCTGCATCATTTCATTGATTTCCTCGTAGGTCATGAATGCCCCTCCTTATGACAGTGCTTTTTCAATGAGGGATTCCAGCATCTGCTCACCGTTTTCCTCTGCCGGTGCAATATGCGGTATCGCCGCAACTCTGCCGCCGCCTCGTTTCGCATGACCATGCTCCAGCAGGTGCGCGATCTGATAGCGATTTTTGGAATGCACCGTCATTTCGAGTGTATGGCTGTTTTCCTTCACCTTTTTGGCCGCCCAGCTTTTTGCATACCGCCCGGATTTCTCAGGGGCGTTTTCGGAGATCTCATTCTTGACGGCAGTCGCTGTCTTTCGCACAGCCTTTTTCATTGCTGTATCCGCAAGCTCCGCATATTCTGTCAGCCCCTTCATGACCTCCGATGCAAGATTGTCAATAGATGTCATCCTTAGCACCCGCCTTTCTGGATTCACAGATCAGTTTCATATAGTCCTGTATCTGGAAATTCGGAACAATGCCTTTGATGTCGTAGTCCAGACCGTCAAAACGGATTCTGTACACAGTTGACATCATCCGCTTTGTCTGAGGAGTCTGCCGGATAATGGCCTCAATTTTCTGAATTGCTCTGGTCACGCCGGTATCCGTCTCCTCAGAAGCACCGTTATTGGATACAGTCACAGAAGCCCAGAGGGAGAACACCTCCTCCCACTGAGCCTTGTGATTGCCGATAGCATCCTTTTTGACATGGTTTTCGAGGACGGCAATGCGCTGATTCAGTTTCCCGATCTCCATCAGACGATGCCCTCCCTCTGTGCGAACAGCAAAGCTCTAAGCGTTAGTGTCAGTGCATGATAGTCAGCAGTATTGCGGTTTTCGTAGAGGTAAGAAACAGTGTACAGCATAGCCTGCCGGGAGGTTTCCTCGTTTTCCGCTAACTGTTTTTCATTCATTCTGCCCACATCCATTACGAGCCGCTGTGCCGTATCGATCAGAGTGAGGATGAGCTTGTCATCCTCACAATGATCAACACGGAGGTAGTTTTTTGTTTCAGGCAGTGAGATCAGATTCATTTATCTGCCCTCCGTTCCTATCAGCCGTTGCCGCCGGTGTTACCGCCAGTTGTGCCGCCGCCCGTGGTGTTGGACTTGGTGCCTGCCATCTTCAGCACCTTGACGGACTCCGGAAGAATCAGTCTGCCGTCCACACGCTGTGTGGTAAGGAAGCCGACCTGATCGGTGCGGGCATACAGCTCATTGAGACGGCGGAAGGTACGGTTCTGACGGTCTGCAACCCAGTAATTCTTCATATCACCGAAGAGCAGCACACGCTCACCCTTGGCAATGGTCGGCATAAAGGAAGATGTGCGGATCGGTCTGCCGAGCAGCGTATCTGGCTTTGCGATGTCAAGTGACGGTTTCCAGAGGTAGTTATCGTTCTTGTCCTTCAGCTTCATGAGCTGAAGGATGATTGTCTCGTTGCAGACGAACTGTGCGTTGCGGCGGTACGGGCTCTTGAGGCTGTAGTAGAGATCGAAGATCTCATCGAAGGTGATCGCCGTCTGAGATGCAGTCTCCACGCCGAGCTGTGCGCCGCCGGTCTCATCGAGGATACCGAGAGGCTTCTTGTCGCCGTCACCGGTGAAGAAGGCTCTTTCCTCCGCATTGCCCATTGCCACGCCGAAACGAGCAGCGATATAGCTTGCGAGATCGAAGGCAGAATCGTGCAGAAGCTCATTGCTGATCTTGATCATCGTGCCGAGCTTGTAAGCGGAGAGAGTGGTCTGACCGAAACGAGTGTCGGTCTCCGGGATCTCCTCACCCTCATCGATCCACTGTGCCTCCATCGTATCGTTGGCGATCGGAATCTTGCGGGTACCACTGTTGGTCTTGATGACCGTTGCCATCTGGCGGAAGATGTTATTCTCTTCGAGAGCCTGAATCAGTCTGCGCTCGAACTCGTCCGGCACAGTGTAGCCGCCCTCTGTGTCCTCACCGACAGAGAGTGCGTTGCGGACTGCAAGCTGGTCACCCTTGTTGCGGATCATATCCCAGAATGCGCCCTTGTACTCGTCGGTTGCGGTCGGGTTAGTGGGCGGCGTGTTCTTTGCGCCGGGAGCGTTGGTGACGGGCTTGGAGGTCGGTGCGGACAGTGCGGCATCGAGGGCTGCCTGCTGTTCCAGACGCTCGATCTCTGCGCCGAGAGCCTGCACCTCGGATGCCATCTTGTTGTACTGCTCGACTGCGGATGTCTCCACGAGTCCGTTCTCACCACGGTGCTTTTCAAGAAATGCCTTAATCTGCTCCCACAGGGTATTGCGCTTTGTGCGAAGTTCCATGATCTTGCTCATATTCATTTCTCCATTTCTCCGGATAAAAATCCGGCGGTCATAAAAATACAGCCTGCTTATCTCATAAAAGCAAGCTGCTGTTTCAGAATTTCATACGGCATTGCGCCGTCCTTTGTCCTGCCGTCCATGCCGATCACAGGCATATCGGGAACAGTGACCACAGGTGCGGTCAGCCCTTTTTCGGCAAGTTCCGGTGTTTCAGTTTTGTCATCGGGAGTGTCGTCCGTGTCTGCGGTTTCTGCGCCTGCGGTGATCTTTCCCAAGATGGTCTGCCCCATGATACGGGTACTGTAAGACCAGTCAGAGTCCAGCTTGAACGGCTTCTTTTTGGTTTCCTTCTTTTCATCCCCGTCCTCGTCACCGCCTTCCTCGTCGGGCTTTTCGGGCTTTTCCTCGTCCGGATTCTCCGGCTCTTCCTCCTTCTTGTCCGGTGAGGGCTTCTCGTCAAAGAGGATCACATCGGCAAAGCCAAGCTCCACAGCCTTTTTCGCATTGATCCAAGTCTCATCTGACATGAGCTTGCTGATGCGGTTATGCGAAAGCCCGGTTTTCGCCATATATGCGTTGATAATGCTCTCCTTGACTTCGTTCAGCGTTGCGATGGCTTTCTCCATATCACGCGCATTACCCATTGCAATTGTGCTGGGATCATGCACCATCAGCAAAGCCGTCGGGGACATCTCCACGGTGTTGCCAGCCATTGCGATCACGCTTGCCGCCGATGCTGCGATGCTTGCGATTCGCACAGTGACATTGTGCGGATAATCACGAATCATCGTGTAAATCTCGGCAGCGGCGAACACATTCCCGCCTGGACTATTCAGCCAAAGTGTAATGTCGCCTTCCTCGGTATACAGCTCATCACGGAACGACTGAGGCGTGATCTCATCCCCCCAGAAGCTCTCCGAGTCGATAGGACCTTCGAGCCGAAGGACTCTGCCGCCGCTGTCATCGTGAATCCAGTTCCAGAACTTTTCCATTTACATACCCCCATTCTTGTACTTCTTCCTGCGTTTCTTCCGCAGGAATCTGTCATCGGTTTCCTCGTCCGAATTTTCATCCGGCTCATCCTGTTCCTCGGTATCCGGCTGCTCATCTGGTTCAGCATCCTGCTGCGACTGTGCCAGACCATAGCTTGCACCTGCATCTTGCAGCTTGTTATACGAGCCGTTCAGGTAGTAGTCGTTGCCGCCCTGATCGTCAGGGATCAAGTCCATATTTTCCAGACGGCGCACATCGTTTGGCGACATAAATCCGTTGCCCACACCGATAGCGTAGGCGTTCATGCGGCTCTGATAATCTCCGCGCATCAGCCCGTCCACATTGAATTTCGGGAAATATACATCCTGTTCCTCTTCGAGCAGCAGGTCTTTCATGATCCCTT